TGTTTTTGCACAAAATTATATGCAAGGATTGGGTTTTAATAAAACAAATCCTGTTACTACAGTTGGAAAAGCAGCAAGATATGGAAAATTTCTAGGTAGTGCAACTCCTTATCTACCAGCTATAGGTAATTTGTTAGAAGGAGATTTAGTAGGTGGAGGAGCATCGGCAGCGGGTGCAGCCATAGGAAGTACTTTTGGTCCATTGGGAGCAATCGCAGGAGGTATGATTGGTGAACCAATAGTTAAAGGTGGAATGAAGATTGCAGGTGGGTTGTTTGGTATGGATGCTAATAATCCTTTAAGTGGTCCTGATTGGAGTATTCCTATTCCTGGAGGAGGAACAGATAATGATATCCCTATAAGTCCTTTTGCTAAAACAAAGAAAAATTTAAAAAGAGCAATTGAATTAGAAAAACCATTTAGAGAAAGAGATAAAAAAGCTGCTATGGAACAAGCTGCTTTTATAAGTGCTTTAAATGCTCAAAATTCTATGTTTAATAATCAGATGCAATTGTTAGGCAAACTTTATAATAAATAGGAGAATATTATGTTAGGACCATTATTTAATCAAGGTGCTTTTAAATTTAATTTTAATCCATTCTTGGATCCTTCTCAGATGCAACTCCCTGGATATCGAGTTCCTATTGAACCACCTGGACCTTTTGCTTCTCAAGAAGAAAGAGATGAATATAAAAAACTTAAACAGAAAAGAAAAGATGGTGTTAACACAGAAACTGATAATAGTACAAAAGGATCACTTGTTAGTGATTTGTTAGACAAGTCAGGTGAAAATCAGAGAAAGTTAATGAAAGAATATATGCAACAAGCAGGAGAGTTACAAGCAAAAAATAGAATTTATAGTAATTTTAATAACTTTGCACAATCTTTTGGAAAAGGTCAAATGTTAAAAGCAGATGCTTATGCAAATATGTCTAATCGTATGGCAAATGTTACTAATTCAATTAAATATACAGGAGCTGGTACAAGACCAGTTATTTTCCCTAGTTTTAGATATTTTTAATAATGAAATTTAGAGGTATTAAACTAGATTAGAACTATGAATATAGTAAAGGTCGATCCTATGAGAGGTATATAAAATGCCATTCGCAGCATTAGGAGCGTTAGGACCATGGATGCTTGGATCAGCTGCATTAAGTGGCCTTGGTAGTTGGATGGCAGGTAGAAGTGCAGCCAATGCACAAATGGCTGGCTTTCGAGCGCAGAATCAACAATTTAAAGATAAAGTTGCTTTTGAAAGAGATGCTGCAAAATTTGCTGAAGCAGGAAATATAAGAGGTGGTTTAACTGCTTCAAGGATGGCAGATGAAGATGTAAGAAGACAATTTAAAGCTAAAGATTTGGAAGCAAGATTGTTAGCTCCTTTACAAGCAAGAGCAGAAAGAGAAAGAATGAAAGGTTTAAATGCTTTAGAAGAAAGTAAGGCATTTAGAAGAGTACAAAATCGAAAAGATAAACGACAATTAGCAAGAGATTTAGTTTTAGCTAATCAAGGACAAAGTATGACTTTTGCAAATCCTTATGGAAGTAAAACGATTCCATTAGCTGCAATACGTCAGCCTAAAGGAGGTAGAATGAGTAGATATGCAAGTATGTTGGGGGTTGTTTAAATGGGAGGCAGTACAAAAGTAGTTTATGAATCTCCACCACCAGATCCGAGTTTTCAAAAATATTTAGAATATCAATCTAAAAAAGATGAAGATGCTAATTATCAAAATTGGTTAACAGATGTTAATCAATATACAGCAGACTTAAATAGACAAAGTTCAGGTAGAAGAGGTTTTAATGATTTTTATACTAATTTACAAACTAGATTAGATAATAATCAATTAACTCTTGCTCAAGCTAAAACAGAATTAACAGACTATGGCACTAAATATAAATTTGATGAAGGTAGTTTAATTCAACCAGGAACAGATCCTAGAAAAACTTACGACAGATTTCAAATTGAAGATGATCCTGATACAGAAGATATAGATGAAACAGGTATAAAATTACCAGACGGAGGTTGGACTACTGTACCTACTACACCTACTGATCTTTCTCTTCCAACGATAGGAGGACAACAATGGGATACATGGAATATAGATAAGGCTATACAATCCTTAGACACTCATTACTCAACCAATATACAACCTGGTAGACAGAAATATATGGTTGATAGTGCTATAGAAGATTTACTAGGCATTACAGAAACAGCAGATAATCCTGATACTCTTGATATTGATGAAAGTAAACCTTATACAGATGCTTTTTCAAAATGGAATGAAAAATTTGGAATGGTTGAAGGTTATGGTAAAGATGATTTAATATCTGATATCAAAAATACAAGTGATTATAAAAGTAAACATGCTCAAAGTTATCTCCAATCATATTATGGAGAGATGTATGATGCAGAAAGAAATTCTGAAGGTGCTTTAACAGGTAATTATACAGTTGACTATGGAAAGTTAAATAGATTTGCACCTACAATGAGTACAGATCTAATGAATAAATTAGATTTTGACTCTACACCTGATTTTAGTACTCCCTTTACAGGAACCATTGGAGAAATAGATATTTCTTTAGCTGATAGAAAACAATGGCATGACACTTTATATACTGCAGGTTTAACTAATTTACAAGGAACTATAGATGCTGATTTACAGAAGATTAAAAATGAAAGTAGTGAGAAGATTGCAAATATGCAAATGACATCTAATCTTTTATCAGGTATTTGGAATGCTTAACGTTTAAAAATAATAACGTATTATAATAAATTTAAGTAATTATTTTTTTAGAAAATGGCATTAGATGACATCGTAAATACTGACGTTGTAGACGTCGAGGGTGATACCAAAGATGATTATGGTTCTAACCTAACTAATTTTGAAGCTTTACTAACAAAACTAGAAGGTTCTAAGAAAAGACAGCAAAGACAAAGATCTGTTGAAGGTCGTCGTGACACATGGGCACAAGGTCTTGCTGGCATGATGTCTAACTTCTAAAAATCTAACAAGTAACTCTTATGGCTTCTGTTACAGGTTGGCCTGAATCCAACGTAAACAATACGTATGAAGATGACGATTGGTTTGATATAGATAAATATCGCCAAGCGGCTGGAGTTGCTTACGATTTTTCTAAGAAAAAAATGGAGGATGCTGGTGGACAAGAAAGAAAAACTATTGAAGCCACAGGATCGGAAGCAAGGAAATCGACTAAACAAGAAAAACAGTATCGAGACGAAGAAGAAGAAAGAGATTATAACCAAGCCCAACGAGCCTATAAATATTGAATTATTTGATTATTGGGTTGATAATTTAGATTCATCAACTCAAGAGTCATTTAATTCTTTTGCTGTAGAAAATTATTCTGTTATTGAAATTTATTTATATTCACGTTTCCTTGGTTATAAAGGAAGTGTTGTTTCTTGTAGTGAATGGGTAAATAAGTATTATCCAAAACCAGATCATCGTAAAAAACTCTTGTATGAGATTGATCAAATGCAAGAGGATATTCGTAAATTAAGAGCTGATGTTGAAACAGGTTTAGTTAAACGTGATGCAGGTGTTGCACGTGTAGCACAGATGCAAAAAGAACTACGTGGAACTATTGCTCAAGTAGATCAATTCACAACTTCTAGAGATAGAAAAGGTTTATTAATGGCTGGTGCAGATAGAGCTATTAGAGAATTAATGTTTATCTTCAAAGATGATCCTATTGAAATACCTTTAGAAGAGGCAACAATGAGTGTCTGGGCAAGAATGCAATTTGAAGAATAGTTCATTTAAAATATATTTATCTGACTTAATGAGATAAAAATATGGCTAAAGGTAAAATGCCTCCACAATTAGTAGAATATTTTAAAAATAAAAATGCTAAGAAAGATGATGGTACAAAAATGTCTGATAATGATAAACGTAAAGCTGCTTTAGATAAAGCTAAGAAGTATAAAGAACAGAAAAAAAATAAAAAAGATAATTAATTAGTTATTATTAAATTAATACTTTAAATTCTTTATTGTGCCTTCATATACTCATCTTGCATTTAGACGTAATGCGAAGGCTGCTGCACGTAGACAACAAATAAAGAAACCTAAAAATTTAGAATCTTTAACTAAAGCAAGAGAAGACTTTGGATTCTTTTGTGAATATGTAGCTGATAAACCTCCTGCTTATCATCACAAAGAATGGAATCGTAATTTTGTTACAAATGAAGATAGTAGTTGTTTAATAAAAATTGCAGGACCAAATGTAGATCTATTAGCTCCACGTGGTTCTGCTAAATCAACTGTTCTTGGTTTATTAACTGCATGGGCTATTGGTATTCATACACAAGCTGGTCTTCCTTTACAAGTTCTTTATCTCTCTTATACCGTTGATATTGCTAGATCTAAATCAGCTACCATTAAACGTATTATTGAAAGTAAACGATATCAAGAAGTCTTCCCTAAAGTACGCTTACTTAAAAATGTAACTAGTAACGAATACTGGTCAATTGATCATAAGTTTGCAGGTATTGATACTACTGGTGAAGAACAATTTACTCTCTGTGCTGCTGGTCTAAAAGGTTCTGTTACTTCTAAGCGTTCTCACCTTGTCATGATTGATGACGCTATTAAATCTGCTGCTGATATTGCTAACCCTGATATTCGTAAAACAATGCAGGAAAATTGGAATGCTGTTATCGCTCCAACTATGTTTGAAGGTGGTAGGGCTATTTGTCTTGGTACTCGATTTAGACATGATGATATACATTCCACTACCTTTAATGAACAAAATAATTGGACCCAGATTGTTCTCTCAGCAATTAATAATAATCCTGTTACAGGAGAAGAAGAATCCTATTGGCCTGATATGTGGTCCCTTGAATACTTAAAAGAAAAAAAACGGCAATCTCCGATTGCCTTCTCATTTCAGTATATGAATCAAGTTGTTCGCCAAAATGAATTATCGTTGGCACCTGAGCTGATCGTTAAAGCAGAAATATCAACGGAATTTGATACGTTAGGAGTAGGGGTAGATTTGTCTGCAGGTATTCGAGAAAAGAATGACTATACGGTAATGGTCTTAGGAGGAAGAATTGAAGATCGAATACATATCATTGATTACAGAAGAATAAGAGTTATGGGTAATTTAGAGAAATTAGATGCAATGAAAGAATTGTTAAATGATTGGTCAATTATAGGAGTAGATCAATCAAACAATTATTATCCAACGCATTCAACATGTGACATATGGTCTGAAGCAGTTCAATATCAAGCATCATTAGAAGCAGATTTTAAACGTATTTGTTTACAAAATGAAAGTCTTTATAATTTAATTTGGCATCCAGTTAAAGGTTTTAGAGGAGATAAATTAGCAAGATTCCGTGGGATTATGGGTATGTTTGAAGATAGAAAAATTATATTTAACCGCTATAGAAACTTTACAAATATGTTTGAAGAATTAACGAACTTTGGTGTTAGTGGACATGATGATTGTGTAGATGCTCTTGTATGGTTAGTTACAGGATTAATGAAAAAAGGAAACTTACAATTAGATTTTTGATTTAGAATAAAGAAAAAGGATAGAACCGTGGGACCAGACTTTCTCACACTTGCACTTACAGCTGTTATTTCTTCTATAACAGGAGGAGGGTGGATTGCTAGTAAAGTATTAGAACGTCATCAAGAACGTTTGAAAGACTCTATCCAAAATGTAGAAAACCAACGAATGCGTATTAATGCATTGGAGGAACACGTGAATAGAATGCCTTTGGAATATGTTTTAAAAGCTGATTTTGTTCGTGAAATGAGAGATATGAATGATCATTTTCGAGCAATACATAATAAGCTTGATAAGCTAGTAGAAAAGCTTATAGAGAAATGAGTTACATTCTTGAATTAGAAGATAATGTATTTGGAGATTT